CAAAGTTTAAGAATGATGTTAATACAGAATGGATTTGCAAGAGAATACTACGGAGAAGCTAAAACTTCTTGGTGTAACTAACACCCTTAGGACCGTAACTTAGTTACGAGGGTAGGCGGCTTCTGCCTTAAGTTATCCAATTCGCTACTGGACCTTATAAGTGAGCATAAATACTAATATGAGAGCAATAGAACTATACGAATCAGCCGCAACTGACCTAGCTAAGAAACTTCCTAGCTTAGAAAAGCACGACTATAATACCATTGATAAACTAATGAAAAAGATAGCAAAGAAACATCGTATAACCGGTGATGCATTGCATGATTTGTTTGTTAGAAAATATCATAAGACTCCGGACAGTTGGATTAAAGATAAACTAGATGAGGTTGGAGGACGACATTACAACCCGGATGGTACAACATATCGCGGATCCTATAATAAAATGCCAACATTAAATGATCCTAACGATATTTATAACAGAGCAGAACGAGTGCCATATAAAGATCCAGCTGGTGAAGATCCTGAAATAGATGATAGTATTAAACAAATTATTCAAAATGGCTTAAACAGATTAACCGATGACCAACGAAAAGTATTAATTTTAAGATTTTGGTATGATATGACATTACAACAGATTGGTGATAAGTTTGACTTGTCTAGAAATAGAATAAGAGAAATTGAAGCTAAAGGATTAAGACGATTGCGAGATTCCGCTAGACATAATGGATATGATCCTGAGTTATTAAAACCCTACATTACTGAATCTGAACAAGAAGATTTAAATAACAATCCTATTGTAAAGAAGTTTCTTGCTTGGACAAGTAAGAAGTTAAATTTAGAAACTACTCCAAAGATAGAGTTTAGTTATGATAGTGATGAAGCGCAAGAAGGTCATCATACTGGTAGACACAATCCAGAGACGGGTGAAGTATGGGTGTATTGTGCTAATAGAAATTTAGTAGATATATTACGCACTGTTTTCCATGAATTAACACATGTGCGTCAGGGTGAATTAAATATGATTAAACCGGGCGATAGTTATCCCGGTAGTCCAATAGAAGCAGAAGCGGATGTGATGGCTGGCAAGTATATTAAGATATTTGGCAAAGCACATCCAGAAATCTTTCAATAAAGAGTAACATATGTCAATAACAATAACAGGTGGGATAACAATAAATGGTGGTGGATTTACTATAGTTGCACCACCACCGGTAGAGAAAAAAGCTATATTTGGTTATGGATTTACCAGTGCTGCGGTATCATTAACCAACCTAGTATCAAACACAGGGGTAGTTAGTAATGATGTTACAGGTGTTGGCACTGGTAGACAACTACTAGCTGCCGCAGGTTACGGTACAGATAAAGCTATATTTGGATATGGATACAGTGTGGCAAATTCATCAATAACCAATTTAGTATCAAACACTGGAGTAGTTGCTACAGATACTACAGGTGTTGGTACTGGTAGACAAGGACTAGCGGCAGCCGGTTATGGAACAGATAAGGCTATTTTTGGTTACGGTAATGGTGGTTCAGTCACAGCAATAACCAATCTAGTATCAAACACAGGCGTTGTTGCCGGTGATACCACAGGTGTTGGTACTGGTAGAAACAATCTTGCGGCAACTGGATATGGCACTGATAAAGCTATATTTGGATATGGAATGGGTGGTGGTTCTACTGTAGTATCAATGACTAACTTAGTAAGTAATACAGGGGTGGTTGCTGGTGACACAACAGGTGTTGGTACTGCTAGATTTAATCCCGCAGCTGCCGGGTATGGCACTGATAAAGCTATATTTGGATATGGAATGAATAGTGGTTATAATGTAGTATCAATGACCAATTTAGTATCAAACACTGGAGTAGTTGCTACTGATACATCAGGTGTTGGTACTGCTAGACGATTATTAGCAGCCGCAGGATATGGACTAGATAAAGCTATATTTGGATATGGTTCTGCACCAGATACATCAATAACTAATCTTGTGTCAAATACAGGTGTAGTTGCTACAGATACATCAGGTGTTGGTACTGCTAGACAAGGATTAGCGGCTGCAAGTTACGGGTAATTATACAAAGAAAGAATAAAGAATGTCAATAACAATAACAGGTGGAATAACATTAAATGGTGGGGGATTTACTATAGTTGCACCACCGGCAGGGGTAAAGGCTATATTTGGATATGGATCGGCAACCGGGGGAGTTAAACAATCACTGACTAATCTAGTATCAAACACAGGTGTTGTTGCTACTGATACTACAGGTGTTGGTACTGATAGGAGTTATCTTGCAGCCGCGGGTTATGGAACTGATAAAGCAATATTTGGTTACGGTCTTGCTACTGCGAGTGTGTCAATGACCAATAAAGTAAGTAATACAGGTGTAGTTGCTACTGATACAACAGGAGTAGGTACTGCTAGAATAGACCTTGCGGCAGCTGGTTATGGTACAGATAAAGCTATTTTTGGATATGGCCAAACCGATGGCGGAACGAAGCTATCAATGACCAACTTAGTAAGTAACACCGGTGTCGTTGCCACAGATACTTCAGGCGTCGGCACTGCTAGACGAGCACTTGCGGCCGCTGGCTATGGTACTGATAAAGCTATATTTGGTTACGGTAGTGATGGTACTAGAGTATCAATGACCAACAAAGTATCAAACACCGGCGCTGTTGCTAGTGATACCACTGGTGTAGGTACTGCAAGAACTGTTCTTGCAGCCGCAACTTACGGTACAGATAAAGCTATTTTTGGTTACGGTCTTACTACTGTTAATGTGTCAATGACTAATCTAGTATCAAACACTGGTGTTGTTGCTACTGATACAACTGGTGTTGGCACTGCTAGATATTTTCTAGCAGCCGCCGGATACGGAACTGATACAGCTATATTTGGTTATGGATCTACTGGATCAATGACATCAATGACCAACCTAGTATCGAACACTGGAGTAGTTGCTACAGACACTACTGGAGTAGGTACTGCTAGGCAGGGATTAGCAGCCGCAAGTTACGGTTAAACAACAATTTACCATAATCATTGCTAACTAAATCATTCTATGTTACAATAGATAAATGATTAAGTTAACAGTTCCATTACCCAAAAGTATCACAATCGCATGTAGCGGTGGTGTAGATAGCATGGCAGTTGTTGACTTTCTAAGTCGTAAACACGATATCACTATCGCCCATTTTAATCATAGAACACAAAACGGTGAAAAAGCCGCAGAGTTTGTTTCTAGGTACTGTGGTGAACATAGTATTGTTATGATGTACGGCTCACCTCGCAGTCAAAAAAATAGTAAAGAAAGTCAAGAAGAATACTGGCGTAGAGAACGCTATGAATTTTTAAATGATCTTGGCCCAGTCATTACTTGTCATCATTTAGATGATTGTGTTGAAACATATATTTGGTCAAGTCTTCATGGTACACCCAAAGTTATTCCATTAACTCGCAACAATGTAATTAGACCATTTCTAACTACTAGAAAACAAGACTTCATCTATTGGTGTGAAAGTCACAATGTACCCTGGATAGAAGATGAATCAAATAAGAATTCCAGATATACCCGAAACTATATTCGCAATGAACTAATGCCACATGCATTACATGTCAATCCAGGATTACCTAAATTGGTCAAAAAGATTGTAGAAGGTAAACAAAATACTTGACTTCTCTACACAAACCAAGTATACTAACTAATTATTTAAGGAGAAACTATGTCAGATTATAACAGAACCTTTAACGGTGAAGCTAAGATTAAACTAACTCAACTAGTCAATGAAGGTATGCATGTCCTACATGAAATTGATACATTGAATGGTGGATTGAGCGACACTATCAAAGCAGTAGCAGAAGAACTTGAAATCAAGGCTTCTACACTAAAGAAAGCAATTAAAATTGCACACAAAGCTTCATTGGGTCAAACAAACAAAGACCACGATGAACTCAATACAATCTTGGAAACAGTCGGCAAAACTCTATGAGTTATGTGGATGCTATTCACAGTAGGGATGAGGATCGTATCTATGTCGTAGAGAGAAATAAAGACGGCAAAAGAGAATACAAAGAATACCCTACTAACTATGTATTGTATTATTCCGATCCTAAGGGTAAACATCGTAGCATTTATGGCAATCCAGTCAGTCGTTTTAGCACTCGTAAACGACAAGAGTTTGAAAAAGAAAAACGTATTCATTCAGGTAAGAAATTATTTGAAAGCGATGTACCGGTAATCTTTCGCTGTCTAAGTGAAAATTATCTTGGCATTGATGCACCTAAACTTCATACTTGTTTCTTTGACATTGAAGTAGACTTTGATCCTGAAAAAGGATTTAGTCCTACAAGTGATCCATTCAATCCTGTTACAGCTATCAGTTGTTACTTAGATTGGCTAGATCAATGTATTACATTAGTGATCGCTCCGAAACATATGAGCAGTGAAACAGCCCAAGAAATCACTAATGAGTTTGAGAACACAATGCTATTCAAATCAGAGAAGGAAATGTTTGACGTTTTCTTTCAACTCATTGAAGATGCTGATGTATTGACTGGTTGGAACAGTGAAGGATATGATATACCCTACATGGTCAATCGTGTTACTAGAGTGATGAGTAAGGATGATACACGCAAGTTTTGCTTGATGGGTCAACTTCCTAAAGCACGTGAATATGAACGATTCGGTAAGAGTGAAACAACATATGACTTAGTAGGTCGTATTCACTTGGACTATCTACAACTATACAAGAAGTATAACTATGAAAGTCGTCACAGTTATAAACTTGACAGTATCGGTGAGATGGAAGTAGGTGAAAACAAAACTCAATATGAAGGTACTCTTGACCAATTGTATAACAAAGACTTTAAAAAGTTCATTGAATACAACAGACAAGATACTATGTTGTTGGTGAAGATTCACAACAAACTTAAGTTTTTAGAATTAGCTAATCAACTTGCACATGAAAATACAGTACTGCTTCCAACAGTTATGGGTTCGGTGGCAATGATTGAGATGGCAATTTTTAATGAGGCCCATGAACGTGGCTTAGTAGTACCAGATAAAAAACGAAAGACTGAAAATGATGATGAAATCCAGCAGGCAGCAGGTGCCTTTGTTGCTACGCCGAAAAGAGGTATGCATGAATATGTCGGAGCAGTTGACATCAACAGTCTCTATCCCTCGGTTATTCGTGCCCTCAACATGGCAGGTGAAACCATCGTTGCTCAGGTCAGACAAACAATCACTGACCAATATATGCACGAAAAGGGCGCACGATTAGCAAGTGAGAAGAAACGTCACAAAGAAGGTGATGACGCTGTTACAGGATCTATTCTCTGGGAAAATCTATTCGGTGCATTAGAGTACACAGCTATTATGAATCAAGAACGTGGCACTATGCTTACAGTAGACTACGAAGATGGTCGTAGTGTAGAAATGTCAGCGGCAGAAGTCTGGAAGATGGTCTTTGACAGCCATAAGCCCTGGATGTTAAGTGCTAATGGTACAATCTTTACTTACGAAAAAGAAGGTGTAGTTCCTGGTCTACTAACACGTTGGTACTCAGATCGTAAAGAGATGCAGAAAAAACTCAAAGAAGCAACTACTACAGAAGATAGAGAGTACTGGGATAAACGACAACTTGTTCGTAAGATTTTATTGAACTCGGCATATGGTGCATTGTTGAATGAACATTGTCGTTTCTATGATAAGCGTATAGGCCAAAGTGTAACACTATCAGGAAGACAGATTGTTAAACACATGATGAGTACTATCAATGAAACAGTTGAAGGTGTATATTCACATGACGGCAATGCTATTGTATATGGTGATACTGACAGTTGTTACTTTACAGCATATCCAACACTAAAGCCACAGATTGATAGTGGTGCATTAGAGTGGAATAAAGAAACTTGCATTGGTCTATATGATGGCATCGCTGAACAAGCAAATGAATCGTTCCCTGCATTTATGGAGAAAGCATTTCATGCTCCTCGCAAGAATGGTGAGATTATCAAAGCTGGTCGTGAATTGATAGGTGATCGTGCTATCTTTATTGTTAAGAAGCGGTATGCTATTAACATCTTTGACAAAGAAGGTAAACGTAAAGATAAAAATGGCGACTTGGGTGATATCAAAGCTATGGGTCTTGACTTGAAACGTGCTGATACTCCTAAATATGTACAAGAGTTCTTAATGAATGTACTACAAATGGTTCTTCAACAAGGTAAAGGTCGTACTGAAGTTATTGAGGCTGTCAAAGACTTCAAACGTGTACTAACCGCACAAGATAGTTGGACTAAGGGTTCTCCTAAAGGTGTAAACAAACTTACAATGTATGGTGACTTAGAAGCTAAAAGTAGTACAGGTCGTGCAAATATGCCCGGTCACGTAAGAGCCGCACTTAACTACAATTACTTACGTAGAGTAAACGGTGACCAATATAGTCAAAAGATTATTGATGGTATGAAGGTTGTGGTATGTAAACTCAAATCTAATCCATTAGGGTTTACAAGTGTAGCGTATCCTGTAGATGAATTACGTTTACCCAAATGGTTTACTGAGTTACCATTTGATGATTCAGCTATGGAACAAACATTAGTAGATGAGAAGATTGATAACTTATTGGGTGTACTTGGTTGGGATATTCGTAGTAATACTGATACCAATAGTACATTTGATGATTTATTTGTTTTCGGTTAAATTGGTGTTGCAATTCGTAATATATTCCTATATAATACGTATCA